GATGACCCATCTTCTTTCCAGTATGTTTCAAAAGAAATGACTCTTGAGAATGCTGCAAGTTCAATTAAGATCATAACGGCAGCACATATGAATCCATACACTGACATCAGAGCATTTTATGCGATTGGAAATGATCCTGGTTTTGATCCCATCTTTACTCCATTCCCAGGTTGGGATAATTTGAATGATAGAGGGGAAATTATCAGACTTGAAGATTGTAATGGAAAGTCAGACTCATATGTGGAGTTAATTCAATCCCCAACACCGGGAGTTCCAGATACTTTCCAGGACTTTACTTTCACTAGAGATAATCTCCCATCATTCAAATATTTTAGAATCAAACTGGTATTGACATCCACAAATCAGGCTTATCCACCAGCACTTAGAGATCTGAGAGTTATCTCACTCGCTTAATTATGGAATATATAAAAGTAAAGGATCATCTAAATTTGGTGAGAGATCCAAAAACTAATGCAATAATCAATACAAATAAAAATGAGTATGAAGAATATATGAAGAGAAGAAATAAAAAACTCTCCGAATCGCAAAGAGTCGGAGAGTTGGAGAGTGACATTGAAATGATTAAAAATGATTTGGAAACTATTAAGAATTTTCTTCAACAACTGGTAAAAGGATCTGACTAAATATCAATATAGGGGGAAATGAGTAAATGGCACAACCATCTACCAGGCAGGAGTTAATAGACTACTGTAAGAGACAACTGGGTTATCCTGTTCTTGAAATTAACGTAGCAGATGAGCAGATTGATGATCTGGTAGATGACGCTATTCAATTTTTCCAAGAAAGACATTTTGACGGAGTATATCAAACTTTTTACAAATATAAAGTAACGCAAGATGATATTGATAGGGGAAGAGCTAGAGGTGGAAATTCCACTGTAGGTATCGCAACAACTACAGCGAGTGCTTCTATCACTGGATCTTCAACAACTTCATTTAGTTATGAAGAAAATAGTAACTATCTTCAAGTTCCACCAAATGTGATTGGAGTTACTAAATTATTCCATTTTGATGGATCGAACACAATTACTAACAATATGTTTAGTGTTAAGTATCAGTTGTTTTTGAATGATATTTACTACTGGGGTTCAACTGAATTACTTTCTTATGCCATGGTGAAGACGTATCTAGAGGATATGGATTTCTTATTAACAACACAAAAACAAATAAGATTTAATAAACGTCAAGATAGACTCTATTTGGATATTGATTGGGCAAGTTTAAACGTGGATGACTATCTCATTATAGATTGTTATTCAACACTGGACCCTAATGATTACGCAAGAGTTTGGAACGATTCGTTTATTAAACCATATCTCACAGCATTGATCAAAAGGCAGTGGGGAATGAATATGATGAAATTTACTGGTGTCAAACTTCCAGGGGGAGTTGAGTTGAATGGAAGACAAATGTATGATGATGCTCAAAAAGATCTCGAAACAATAATGGAAAAAATGTCAAATACTTATGAACTTCCACCATTTGACATGATCGGATAAAAACATGGCATTAAATCCATTTTTTCTACAAGGATCAAAATCAGAGCAAAGTCTGGTTCAAGATTTAATCAATGAACAACTTCGTATGTACGGGGTTGAAGTACATTATTTGCCCAGAAAATATATTACAGAAAAAACAGTAATTAGAGAAGTAATAGAATCCAATTTTGATGAAGCTCATCCGATTGAAGCATATTTGGAAAATTTTGAAGGATATGGAGATCAAACGACCATACTTTCAAAATTTGGTATACAGTCAACACAAGAAATAACGATAACTATATCGAAAGAAAGATTTCAAACATATATTTCTCCGCTTTTGGCAGGGAAACCAAATATTAAATTAAGCGCTAGGCCCAAAGAAGGTGATTTGATTTATTTCCCCCTTGGAGATAGATTATTTGAAATAAAATTTGTAGAGCATGAACAACCTTTCTATCAACTTCAAAAAACATACGTTTATACTCTAAAGTGTGAACTCTTCAGACCAGAAAATGAGATTATAGATACCGAAATTGCGGAAATTGATGATTCTATAACGGGAACACTTGGAAGTTATGGTGATGATTTGAGTTCTGGTGGTGGAGGAGAAATTGTTGGAACCGGAGTAATGTCAACGATTCTCAGTCTTGTTGGAGTTGGAACAACAGCAACTGCGGTTATTGGATATGTTGGAAACGGTGCTATTAGGCAAATAACAGTAACAAATCGTGGTGGTGGATATACATACAACCCAATCGTAGCAATTTCATCAGCTCCTTCTGGAGGAACAACTGGAATTGCCACCGCAGAAAGAATTTCTGGAATTGTAGCTTGCGAGCAAAACGTAAATCCAGTAAGTCAGTCTATTCAAAGTGTTCGATTAATTAATCCTGGAGCAGGATATACTCAAGCACCTGGTATTAGATTTATTGGTGATGGTGTTGGAGCAGCAGCAACGGCAACCATTGGAAATGGTGTTCTTGGTATTGTAACTATAACCGGAGGTGGTTCTGGATACACAACGGCTACAGCACCATCTGTCACATTTACTGGTTTGTCCACAGTTTCTGCGGCTGCTACTGTCGTTGTTAGTGCTGCTGGAACAATTAGTGCCATTTATCTTACCAATGCTGGACTTGGATACACTGAGGCTCCAACAATTACTATTGGAGCACCAAATCAAGTTGGAGTTGGAACATTCCAAAAGAATGAAACTGTCACTGGTTCTATTTCGGGAACTACAGCAAGAGTTCTCAATTGGGTAGCAACTACTGCCAAGTTGGAAGTGGTCAGTCCAGATGGATCATTTGTTGTTGGAGAAAATATTGTCGGATCAGCTTCTTCCGCTAGTTACAAACTTTCTTCTGCTGCTTATTCTGAAGATGGATTTACAACCAATAATGAGATAGAAATCGCGGCTGATAATATTATTGATTTTTCAGAGATAAATCCTTTCGGGATGCCTTGACATAAATAATAGTTAATCAAAGAACCAAGAGATGTTTGAATACTTTTATAACGAAATTTTCAGAAGAACCATTATATCATTCGGTTCTTTGTTCAATAATATTGTCATAAAACAAGAAGACTCTTCAGGAAACACCTCAAACCAGTTTAGAGTTCCTCTTGCTTATGGACCAACACAAAAATTTCTGGCAAGAATTAATCAGCAACCAGATTTGAACAAGGCGGTCTCTTTATCTTTACCAAGAATGTCTTTTGAGTTTGTTGGTTTAACTTATGATCCTTCAAGAAAAATAACCCAAACCCAAAAATTCAAAAAAGCACTAACTTCAAATAGCTCAGATATTCAAACAGCATATATGCCAGTTCCATATAACATGGAATTCGAATTGGCTATTATGACCAAGTTAAATGATGATATGCTTCAAATTATAGAGCAAATTCTTCCATATTTTCAACCATCATATAATATGACGGTAAATCTTGTAGAATCTATTGGAGAGAAAAGAGATATTCCAATTGTTCTTGAAGGAATTACAATGAGTGATGATTATGAAGGAGATTATACTACAAGAAGAGCATTAGTTTATACTCTCAGATTTAGCGCAAAAACATATCTTTTTGGTCCTATTTCTTCGGCAAGCAGCGATATTGTCAAAAAAGTTACTGTTGGATTTACTGCAGGAACTACTGGTTCTGGAACTCCACAGAGAGACGTTCAATATGCCATTGAACCAAGAGCAATTAAGAATTATACTGGAACTGTATTAACTAACCTAACTGATGATATAACTGCCATTGATACCATAATCAAACTTGATGATGTTTCAACAATTACAGAAAATACATATGTGGATCTTGATGGTGAAGAAGTATTTGTCACTGAAATTCTAACTGATAGTATTAAAGTTAGAAGAGGTCAAGATAATACAGATGCGACGGTTCATCTTAGAGGAGCTCCAGTCAAATCTATTACTACTTCAGATGATTCTCTTATTGAAGATGGAGATGATTTTGGATTTAGTGTAAGTTATTGATAGAGAGATGAAAATGAGTAGAAAATTTGATGAACTCAATGAAACATTTGATGTTGCTGGAGATATTATTTCCGCAGATCCAATAGAAAAAGATTTAAAGCAACTTTCTTCTTCAGCAGAAGACATAAAAAAAGATTATGAATATACCAGAGGAAATTTATATTCTCTTATAGAAAAAGGTCAGGAAGCAATTAATGGTATTCTTGAATTAGCACAGGAAAGTGAGATGCCTAGGGCATATGAAGTTGCTGGGCAATTAATTAAGAATGTGGCTGATGCTACTGATAAATTGATGGAGTTACAAAAGAAACTCAAAGACGTTGAGGAGGAGACAAAATCAAAAGGACCAACTAACGTAACCAATGCTTTATTTGTTGGTTCTACAGCAGAATTATCAAAGTTACTCAAAAATACTAATCTAGACAAGGAAGAAACTAAATAGTTAAAAAAGGATCATGGCAGCAAATCCTGTTATCAATATAGTTATTCCTCAAGGTTCTGATTTTTCCGAAACATTTCAATCAACGGAAAGTGATGGTTCGGCATCAAACCTTTCTGGATATAGTG